ACAGAACTTGCAGCCATTACAGGCAAGGCAACAAAATCAACAACCCAGGAGATGGGTTCACTCTTTGCAACAGGTTATGGTATCTATAAGGGCGCGTATAAGAACATGTCTGACCTTCAGTTTGGAGAAATGTTCTCGGCAGGAATATCAACAGCAGTTAAGAATTACAAAACTGCCGGCTCACAAATGGCAAGTGCTATATCTGTACTTGGAGCAACTGCTACCAATAACAGGGTATCGATGGAGGAACAGCTTGCAATACTTGGACAGCTTCAGACCACCATGAGCGGTTCAGAAGCAGCGACTAAGTATAAGGCATTCTTAAATGGTGCAGCTAATGCAGGTACAAAGCTTAGAAGAAGTTTCGTTGATGGCAACGGAGAACTTTTAAGTACAACAAGGATACTTGAAAAGCTGCATAAAAAATACGGACGAACCATTGATGCAATGGAAAAGCAGGAATTAAAGGAAGCCTTTGGTACAGATGAAGCGGTTGCAATGATTGATTTGCTTTATAACAACGTTGATGTACTTAAAGGTGGAATAGATGATCTGTCGGCAAGTATGAAAAAGGGAGTATCAGTGACCAAAGAGATGGCTTCTGCGATAAACTCCACTCCTGAACAAAAGTTTAAGGTTATACAGCAACAGATACATAACAATGTTGAAGAGCTTGGAAATGCCTTGCTGCCTATAGCAAATGATGTGCTTACAAAAGTAGGAGAGCTGGTAGCTAAGTGGTCAGCCTGGATAACTGAGAATAGGGCAACCGTTGAAACCATAGTAAGGATGGCGGCAGTACTAGGACCTCTTTTGATTATACTGGGAAGTGCAATAGGCATAATTATCGGAGTAAGTAATGCAATTATAAAAGTTAAGACAGCGTTTACAATAGCGCAGGGAGCCATGGCAATAATGAAAGCCAAATGGGCAGCACTTAATATAACCTTTGCAATATCTCCAATTGGCTTAATCATAATAGGCATTATAGCCCTTGTGGCAGCCTTTGCAATCCTCTGGAATAAGTCCGAAGCATTCAGGAATTTTTGGAAACGGCTTTTTTCAGGAATAGTGAATGTAGCAAGAAATGCCTTAAATGCAGTGAAAAACTTCTTTGGAAGCATAATGGGCGCAGCTTCAGCTACAGTAAAGGAAAAGCTTAACAATATAAAAAATGCTTATAAAGCTAATGGTGGAGGAATAAAAGGAATAGCAGCTGCAAGCCTTGCAGCAGTAAAAGGACTTTATACAGCAGGCTTTACTTTTATAGATAAGCTCACAGGTGGTAAACTTACAGCTATAAAAGATAAGTTTTTTCAGGGAATGAATGCAGCAGGAAATGCTGTAAAAGGAGCACTTGATGGAATAAAGAACTGGTTTAGTGAAAAACTTACAGCAGTTGCTGATTTTGTTAAGGGAATAATTGACAAGATAAGAAGTTTTTTTAGTCTTGAAATTCCCACACCAAAGATAAAGCTTCCACATTTTTCAATATCAGGAGAGTTCAGTATAGCCCCTCCAAGCGTTCCAAGTCTTTCTATTGACTGGTATGCAAAGGGTGGTGTTATGACAAAACCGACCATATTTGGAGCATCAGGCGGAAAGCTTTTAGGAGGCGGAGAGGCAGGAGATGAAGCAATACTTCCGTTGTCTGCCCTTTGGGAAAAACTCTCCATATTCATAAAAAGAGAGCTTAAAGACAAGGATAATGAAAAAGAAAGTGGCAGCGTAATCACTTCTTTTGTAAGGGAAGGATTAAGAAACTTAAGAGTACGGTCATCAGATGCTAAAGAAAAGAACACGAGAGAGAGGCAGCATAAAAAAGATTCAGGAAATACCATCATACAGAAGCTTGAGATTACCCTGAATCTTGAAAAACTTAAAGACCTTCCTACCCTTTTCAAGCTGATTGATGAATTAAAGGATGCACAAAATTCTAAGGATAAACCAAAGTTAGCATAAATGTAAGGAGGAAAGTTTCATGTTGCTTGTACAGGATAATCTGTTAAAGCTGGGTGGAGTAAAGATATCGGGACAGATGAAAAATATTGAAATATCTCAGGCTGCCACGATTGAAAATATTGAAGATGATAAAGGAAAGACTAAAGCCACACAGCCTACAGGGTATGAGCCTGCTAAGATTACAATCGAATTCATTCTTGAAGCCTCAAAGCATGAGAGTGAAGAAGAACAGATGAGCAAGCTGCAGAGACTTTTCAAACCTTACGGACAGAAGAAAGCAAAAATATTAAAAATAGTAAATGAGGACTGCAGCGCAAGGGGGATATCAAAAGTATACTTTCAGTCCTTAAGCACGCAGAACGTTATAGCAGAAAGCGGAAGGACGGCAACCCTTGAGCTGCTTACCCCTATATCAGCAGGTATAAAGACAAAGAAAAAAGGAGCTTCAGGAAAGGCTTCAGAACGAAGAAGATATACAGGGTATAGAGGAACTTATGTAAATAAAAAGACAACAAAGAATTCCGAGAAAAGCCCTGCATCGAAAATAAGAAGTACAAAGAATTATAAAACTGATGTAAGGATAATGTTAAGTTAAGGAGTTTCAGATGGGATATAAAAAGCTTATCAGTCCTGAATTTAAGATAAGTACCAAGAAGTATGAACTGACTGACGGCATTGAAGTAGAATATCATAGTTCTACAGAAAAAAAGGCAGACTGGTGTAAGGTGGAATTATCAACAAAACTTAAAGATATAGTGAGCTTTGATGATATGGAAACGGCAACAGTAGAGCTGGGATATGAAGATGACTTTGACAGGCTTCTTACAGGCTATTGCAGAAAAAACATAAAGGACGGTTCGGAAGAAATAATAATAAGAGACCGGATGATAATGCTTGAAAGAACTGAAATAAAAGCTACATTTACGGACTGTATTCCACAGGATGTAATAAAGTTTATTCTGATACAGTCAGGCATTGACAGGTACAGACTGAGTGAGACGGAATATCCTAAAAAAGCAGTTTTTATATCAGACAGAAAGAATGCCATACAAACCATTGAAAGCATGAATATGCTTTGGGGCATAAATAATGACTTCTTTTTCAGAGACGGAAAATTCTACTGGGGAGTAAGACCTGAACAGGATACGGTATATATTTTGGAAGAAAATGAGAACATTATGTCACTTAAAAAATATGGAAGCCTGTTTGAAGCTGAAACACTTGGAGTTCCCTGGATACATCAGGGAGATTTGATTGAAATAAGACACACAAAATTTACAGGTGAAGCTAAGGTACAAAAGGTGATAATTAAGCGTAATGAAAGCGGATATACAAGGATGAGCATATTTTTCTATGGAGGTTAGTGACAATGGCAGGACTGCTTGAAGATTTTACAAGAACTGCTATAGAGCAGGAAATAAAAACAAACTATCCGCATATTGAACATCCTGCAGGGGTATATGCAAGGATAGTATTTGCTACAGAAGATAATGGTAAATACATTTGTGTAATACGGATACTGGACAGGTCGATGAACATGGATAAAAGCTTCCCTGAAATACCTGGAGTAAAAACAGATATTAAGGTAAAAGCCGGAGATACAGTTGCAGTTCTTATGCTGTATGGCGGAAGTGCCTTTTACATATTAGGGAGATATGACGGATGAGTATTATTGATGAAGATGATATTGACATAAAGCTTGATATAAACGGACAGCCTGTACCAAGTAAAAGCGGTGATTTTGATGTGGTGGAAGGTGATGAGTGTTGGAAGCAGGACTTAAAAAATGAAGCTGCCACAGAAGAAAAAGAGCTTTTTTATGAGGATGAAGACGGTGATGAAGCTTACGGTTTTGGGATGACGGACTTTATGCATGCTGAAGATGATGAGTTTACAAGGACAGAGATTACCCAAAGAGTAATCGGAAAGCTTTCTAAAAGGATGTATCTTGACAGGGCAAAGACATTTCAAAATATAAGCTTTGAAAATGGCATTTATACAGATAAAGTAACCGTTTCAAAGAATAATTCAAAGGATGAATATAACCTTGAGCTGTCTACTAATGACGTGGAGGTGGTAAGTGAATGATAAGTGAAGACCTGCTTGATAAGATTTGCAGAGTACCGGATGAAAATGAAGAAATGGAAAAGATAAGGGATGAACTCATTAAAGAGGATTTTATAATAACTGACCTTAAAAAAGGCGGGATTTTTCATACCATTATCAGAATTTTTGTCAAAATATATATCGAGCTTAAGACAAAATCAAGGAAACAGATAAACAACTTTTTTGTACTTCACGCAGATGAAGACTGGCTTGAATTAAAGGCTGCCGATTTTGGCAAGAAAAGAAAACAGGCAGTAAAGGCAAGGGGCTATATAACCATTGAAAGAAGAGAACACTCAGAAGCTTTACAGATATTGAAAGGACATATGTTTAAGACTCTTCCGGATGGAAGCGGAAACGAAAAAAAGTATTACGTGCTTGAAACTACAATAATAGAGGCAGGAAAAAGTGAAGGCAGGGTACTGGTTGAAGCTGCAGAAGGCGGTACAGCTTATAATGTTCCAAATGGGAAAATAACAGTTTCTATGATACATCTTGACGGAGTTGAAAAGGTAAGCAATAAAGAGGGATGGCTACAGCTTGAAGGGGCTGACATAGAAGATATTGAAGCTTTTAGAAAAAGAGTAGGAGAGTCCTGGTCAGAACTTGCTGAGTTAACTATAGAGGATAAGCTTAAGAATGCTGCAAGAAAGGTGGAAGGTGTTATTGATGTAAGTATTGATGCACAGCACCCAAGAGGACAGGGTACAACAGACATAATTGTAACCGGGGCGAATGGAACTGCGACACCTGAACTGCTTAGAAAAGTAGAGGCTGCAGTATCTTATCTAAAGGGCAATTATGATGACTTTTTATGTAGGTCTGTAACCGTAGTTAATCAGGATATAAGCCTTACCGTATATATATCAAAGGGGGTATCACTTGCAGGGATTAAGGAAAAGGCGGAAGAAATAATCAGAAGGCTTATGGAGCTTTCAAGTAGAAAAGAACCTGAATCACTTTATCTTGATGATATAAGGCTTGCACTTAAAGAAGGACTTCCGGAATATAAAAGGTCTGAGTTTACCAATCCGGTTAAAGATGTTGAACTGCCTAAAGGACAGATTATTATGCTGCGGAATCTTACCGTTACTGTCTCAAATGTAAAAGGAGCATAGTATGTTTGATAAATTTAGTGACTATATGTATTATCTTCTGATATCTCCGCTTAAAAGAGTAAAAAAAGAACTTAACCAATGGTATAAACTCTTTAAGGTTTTGGGAAAACGGTTTGATGATGCCCTTGAAGCAATAAATAAAGAGGGTGAAGAGTCAATGCTTGTATCTTGTGATGATGATTTTCTACAGATACACGCGGATGAAAGAAAAATGCAGAGATATGTGGGGGAAAGCAACAGTAATTACAGAAAGCGAATTGCTAATTATCAGGAAGTCAGGAAACTCGGAGGGACAGATCAGGGTGTAAGACTTGCAGCTAAGACATTAGGATATGACAAGGTTGAAGTTGTAAAGGCTAATAAGCTGAAAGGTGTAACTCACAGATGGGCTGAGTTCTATCTCCTGGTAAAAATAAAAGTATCAAATGATAGTGCCGGAAGCCTTGATGTGCTTAAAAAAGAGGTGCGGAAGGTTAAACATGTAGGTGCTAAAGATAATTATATCTTTATTTACACCACAGAAGTAAATGAACCTCACAGAATAAAGTGCAGGGTAAGGTTTAAGTGGAGTTTGTCATATTACAGCTTCAGGAAGTTTGATGGAAGCTTCCTGTTTGATGGCAGACATAAACTGAATTCACAAAGGATTGCCCACAAGGCTAACTGGAACTCTTGCAGCTTTATAAAGCATAACTACAGAATATTAAAAACTATGCTTATAAAACAGGGAGAGACAATAATAATTTAATACCGGGAGGAAGATATGAAAAGTGTTATTACAGCCTTAAGAAGAAAGAAAATGGCTGAAGCTACTAATTCAACAGGAAGAATAGCAAAGGCTAAGTGGATTGCTCTTGGTTCCGGTGGAGTAGATAGCCAGGGGGAAGTGATAGCTCCGTCTGAATCAGCTAACAGACTTACTGCAGAAGTGATTAAAAAAGAAATAACCAAATCAAAGAAAACATCTGATACAAGCTATGAGTATTCTATAGAGCTATCAGAGAGTGAGCTTGTGGGGACATATATATCTGAGCTTGCACTTATTGATGAAGACGGTGATGTTATTGCATTCTCAAATTTTCTGTCAAAAGGCAAGGATAATATTGAGACAACATTCACTATAGAGGACAGTTATTAAAGAAAAGAGGGAAAATGAAGTCAAAAACTTATGAGGAATTTGTAGAAAAATTTAAGCCAAAACTTACAACGGATGACTGTTATACACCACCGGAAGTTTATGAGGCTGTAAAGGATTGGGCAATAAAAGAGTACAAACTGGAAGACAGAGAGATAGTAAGACCGTTTTATCCGGGAGGAGATTATGAACATTTCACCTATAATAACAATACTGTTGTAATAGACAATCCTCCATTTTCAATACTAAGCAAGATAATTGATTTTTACCTGGAGAGGGGAATTAATTTCTTTCTGTTTGCTCCACACTTAACTTTATTCTCCGGAAACCGTAATATTTGTTATCTAATTACAGGAGCCAAAATAATATATGAAAATGGTGCTAATGTCAGCACATCATTTATAACAAATATGGACGAATATAAAATAAAAGTTGTACCGGATTTGCTAGAGAAGATAAATGTAGCACAGAAGATGAAACGTTCCACCCCCCCCCGAAAAATATAGCTATCCCAAGAATGTTATAACCTCAACTAAGCTTGAAAGAGCAGTAAAAAGGGGGAAAACATTTAAGTTAAAAACGGATGAATGCTACTTCGTAAGACAAATAGATGCACAAAAGGAAATTAAAAAAACTATATTTGGTGCAGGTTTTTTAATACCGGATAACCGGGCAAATGAGCTGGAAAAAATCATAGGTGAAAGGGATGACGAAGGAGCAAGAGTTTTTAAGTTAAGTAAAAGGGAACGTCAGATAATAAAAGAAATGAAACAGGAGAAATAATATATGAAAGACTATACTATAGAACACTCTGAGTTTTCAGATAAAGTCAGCATTGTTGAAACCAATGATCCGGCACATGCTGATGTGATAAATACACCGATTAAGCAGTTGTTTGGGAATACGGTGGCAAATAAGAGAGCTGTAGAAAAGAGCAAAGAACAGGTGGAAACAAAGTTTCAGACTTTTAAGAATGAAATATCAGCATCACAGGCGGAGCTTAATAAGTCGCTCAACAAGGCTATAAAAGATATAGCCGATAGTAAGGGTGAGAGTGTAACAACCTTCAACCCTGATGGTTCCATTGAAACCGTGAACAGCTTGGAGACTATAACTACAACCTTTAGTAAGGTTGATAAGTCAATCCTTGAAAAACACGCTTACAAGAACGGCACTTCAAAGACGCTCAAGACTGTATATGAGGGTAGAAAAATAATAACAACGGAGGTGAAATGATATGCAGATTGAAGCAATTCCTATGCTGATTAATAGCGATTTTTTGAATGCACCACTTGATGTGAAATTGCATCTAGCAGATTACAAAATGCATGGGAAGAAGTCCTATGTATTTCAAATAAAGGACTTGCTACATGGGATATACAAATGTACGTATATTTCCATGAATGACCAAGACATCAACGGAGAGGCTCTTGATTATTTGCTGAAGAATAACAGCCACGCAGGGGAAATGTTAATGCAAATAGCTGACCTTGAGCAAAAAGACCTTTTTAAAACACTAAGAGCAATGACTGCAGTAGTCAATAGTACAACTGCAATGACAGCTGTGCTAAATAACACAACTGCAATGACAGCGGTATTTAATAGTGCTA